TTATGATTTTATTCTGTATTTTCTTGGTGTATGAACAATGATAGTTATCATATCATTCTCGTTTTGCACTATATCAATTACTTTCGCTTTGGTTATTTTGGAAATTGCTTTCTTCTTTGCCTTTACATTCTCGATATCATCTGCAAATTTTAATTTAAGGGTAAATGACAGTGTTTTGGTATCTGTATTTATATCTTCTATCCTTGAATAAATTCCACACTTTTCGAGATAAGCAACTAGCATTGTAGATGAGTTGGTCAAATAAGATCTGAATAAATTAAGCTTATCGTCAAATGACTTTTCTGTTTTATCAACCATACGTGAAAGCGTATCTCTGTCCAACAGCTCTATATCATTCACCTGTGCAAGCTGTTTGGCAGGCTCGGTAAAATACTGATTTGTCATAACGGCACCTTTGTCACATTGGTAGTACGCAAGTCCGCCGACAACTTCTTGTATAGGGGTGTTGTCAAGTTTGTGATTGTATCGCTTGCATTGTATCGCATATCTGACCTTGTCTTTCTCTGCAATGACATCAACGCCAAAGTCACCGGAGCTTCTTGTGACCTTAACGTGTTTGTAGCCGTTGGCTTTCAGAATATCAGCACAGGCATATTCAAATTGGTGTCCGTCCATTTTATCAAGTTGTTTCAAAGTATACTTTCTGTGAAGCTTGCGGTAAATGGTGCAGACCATGCTTATGAATATGATAACGCCGATCACGATAGCAACTACCATAAGGTTATGTTTGGCTCGCTCGGATATGTGAGTTCTAATAAGGTCTATGATAAGAGCGATTATGCAGACAAATATCAGATAGCCAAATATAGTGGCAATACAGCCTGGCTCTGATTTGCGTTTCTTTTTACCCATATACGTTTCTCCTAATTGATATTTGAAGTATCAGCAGGGGATTTTATTTTAACACTCTGCCCTGAGCGTCAGTGAAGTTTCCCTGAAACAAATTTATCATATCAACTATTGCTCCAATAAAGAAACCTCCGAAAGTAAAGAAGTACAGCAAACCTGTGCCGGCTTTGCCTACATAAAATCTGTTCAAACCGCCCAAGCCTAAAAAGGTCAGCAGGCAAAGTATTTCAGCTGTGCTTTTGCTCTTAGGGCTTATCTGCTCAACAGGAGCTTGCGGTGCGACCTGCTGGACGTTTGTAACGTATGTGATGTGCTGAACGATATTGCTGTTATGCTCAACGTGGTTATCAATTTTCTGTGGCTGCGGCAGTTCGTGACCGCAATATTCACATACTGCTACGCCTGGTGCGTTTTCGCCTTTACAATTTGGACAAGTCATATTTTTTTCCTCCCTATAAACCGACTTTTGTAAACAATTTATTGAAATCATTTACAATGTCTTAAATTGGTGATATAATGTATTTGTAACCATGCAGGAGAAAATTCTGTGTGCTATCCCTGTCAGTATTTGCGGTACTGGCGGGGATTTTTTTATTATAAGGATTTTATAACTGTTTTTACAATGCCGAGTATTCTTATGCGGTCTCTTTCTGCACCGACAAACTCTCTCGGCTGATATTCGGGATTGAATGATACAAGGGTTATCTTGTCATCAGAATACTTGATTTTCTTCACAACGCCGTTTTCACCGTCGATAAGGGCAACAACTACCTGTCCGTCCTCAGCCCAATCCTGCCTTAATACTTGTATCTTGTCGCCGTTCTCTATCTTCGGATACATACTGTCCCCCGAAACGACAATGCACATTGTATTCTTAGCTTCTTCCTCGCTGACGATATAAAGCGGCATATAGCCTACAACATAATCGTCAGCATAAGCACCAAACCCAGCCGACACGCTCTCATATATAGGTATTATATGTACGTTGTCTTGCGGGAGTATGGTTGCGTTGGAGTCTATAATATGAGAAGAATGTTTAGGGCTAGGATCATCAGTTTTTAATGCAAGATATTCAGGATTAACATTCAACTCAATAGCGATTGATTCAAGAACAGGTAATTTTATTCTGAGAATTTTTCCTGCCTCATATCTTTGGATAGTTGATTTATTCAATCCAAGACGGATACCAAGTTCTTCTTGTGTAAGTCCTTTTTCTTCTCTTGCAGCTTTTATTCTATTTCCAATTTCTATGGTATTCAAATCTTGCTCACCTGCTTTCGTTATAATGATTATATCACATTAAATTGCATAATGCAATAGCTTTTTTGAAAAAAGTTGCAAAATGCTATTGACAAGTGAAAAGTTATGTGCTATTATGATAATGCAGTAAGTTGCATAATGCAACAAGAAAGGAGGCTGGCATATGGTAAACACGAACAAGATCAAGGGTAGAATGAAGGAGCTTGAACTGACCCAAGCTGACGTTGCACATTGTTTAAACATAGCTCAACCTACAGCTAATCAGAAAATAAACAATGTTCGTCCGTTTGACTTGGACGAGGCTGAGAAACTGTCACACTTGCTCCACATTGATGCTGGAGAGTTCGGCAAATATTTTTTTACTCAGTGAGTTGCATAATGCAACAAGTGATTAAAGAGGGGGTGAGAGGAACGTGGAAAAGAAAATTACTGCTACTCCAAGAGGATGTGACAGTGCCAGGGTTGAGCAGGTGATCGTAACAAGAGCCTTGAAAGGCGCAGGAACAGAAAATGACCCCTGTAGAGAGGTCATTCAGTATTGGACTCTTGACGGAAAATTGCTCTGCGAAAAGGGTTAATCAGATTTTCTTACAAGTTGTTCAGCTTTTTTTAGTTCAAGCTCTGAGTTTATGTATGAAACAATGGCATTGATAAAAGCTTTTAAATGCTCTATATTGTAATCTTCGTGTTGGCGGCAATAATGGGTTTCGTCATTACCGATCCAAGCAGAAGCTTTTGAAAGGGTTTTTATCTTTGGACTGTCTATGAAGTTTTCGATACATTGAGCTAACGTTTGCTTTTTGATTTTTTCTACTTCTTTTGGGTGAAGATTAATCGCAAAATCTTTTACTAGGAATTCTAACGCTTTTCGATAACCCATTCCACATATTTTATCGAAACCAAGTTGCTCCGCCTTATGCGACTGTGTGTATATTTTAACAAAATCCTCAGAAACTTTTTCAATCTCGGCGTCAAATGTTGGAGATGAGCAGAACTTAGGATCAGTTTGAATAAGTGTAGCTTCATCACATTCAGTGCGATATTGAGGACCAATGTATTCATATTCTGAGCAAAATGCTTTTGCACAACTTGGGCATAGCCAATGGACATATATTTTATAATGGTGGTCATCCAAGTCTGCCATTTCAACAAAATGGCTTGATAGAGCTTTAGGCTCTAAAACAACACCACAATGAGGACAATTTCTTGGCATATCAACTTTAAAATTTAAGTTGACACTAGGATATTCGATTTGCTTGCTTCGAATGACTTTTATCATTTATGGTCAGCTCCTTTTATTTTATTTTCTACATTATACCACAAGAAGTTAGATTTTTCAAGTAGGTACAAAAATGAAACACTACAAAATTAAGCTGACAGACAAGTTCAGCGGCGTAAGGCTGGTAACAGTCACGGCAAAGACGGCAGGCGAGGCTATGGACCTTGTTGACCGCTCAGAGGGCGAGAATATCGCCGTTATCGAGGAGCTTGTCTAGCATAGTACAACCCCGATATCCAATAGAATTGAGTAGGAGGTGATAAAAATGCCGAAATATCCGCCTTTAAAGGTCATAAGGCACGTTTCGTTCGACGGCGGCAAGAGTTACAAGCTTTGGGACGATTGCACGGAGCAGGAGCGACAGGCGGCTGCGGACAGTATAGGTCGCAAGCTTGCAGGAGCGCTGCAGGATATGGTCGGGCGTGACCCGTCGCTCTGGGATAAGCTTTGTGAAACGGCGAGGACTGAACACCCTGAGTGGATAGCTTAAAACACAGGACGTAAAAATGAAAGGACGTGAGAAAATGAACAACCTGATAGCAACGTTAGAGATCATCAGATATGTGTCAGCCGTAGCACTGTGTGTGTCACTGGTTGCACTGGTGATCTATGGGCTGTATCGAAACATAAAAGAAACCGCCGAAGACACAGTTCGTGAGGAACTGGAGCGTGCGGTGAGAGAAGCAGGCAGACCCATAGTCAAGGTCGAAGTTGAAATGAAAGGAAAGTGGTAATGAACATTGTAGGAATACTGCTAATAACAGTAGCTGTGCTTGCAGGGATAGATGTAGTGATGTATCTTGTGCTGAGCGTGGTGGATAGGCACTGGGAGAAACGTTTTGAGAAAGAGGAGGATACCGATGATAACGAAAGAGGAGTTTGAAAAGGCGGTAAACTACTGTACAGAATTTACTGTTAGTTGCAAAGGTTGTCCGCTTAATGGAAAAGATTTGGTGTGTGGTGCATATTTTACAGAGTACATAAGAAACGAGCCTGCACCTGCGGCAACAGGTACAAGCTCAACGAAAAAAGAAAACACTCTTCAAATTGATGATAGCACAAAATCGGATATATGTCAAGTGCTCGCAAGTGCTATGTCAACCCTTTTGGCACTGCGTCAGGAAATGGAGCCACATGAGAAGAAGGCTTTTGACCTTGGCGAGACATACAAGGACATCTGCTGTGCCAGTGCGTGGATGAGTAGTGTACGAAAAGGCGGTGACGGCAATGAACATTAACGCAAAGAAAGCTCAGGACAAGCTGTCGCAGGAGCTGTCTGCCGCTAAGCTTGGCAAGTATGCGCAGGCGGTTGCAAAGCCTACTCTTGAGGTCCTCAAAACTTTCTGTGAGCAGAACGAGGAGTTCGCTCAGGCGGTCCTGCAGACGGACAGGACTTTCGCCGAGTGTGCGGAAAATGCTGTTAAGGGTGTAAGGGAAAGTATTTCGGATATCGAGGTCTACCGCAGAGCTGTAAGCTTTTACTTCAAAGGTGCGGACGTTCATTTCAATATGACTATCGACCTGGGTGACGGCTCGGACAGCGAAGAAACAGCAAAACCGCCTGTCAGCCTGTCACTTGACAGCTTGCTTGACTTCTGAGGCAGCAGTATGAAAAAGACAAGAAAAGAGGCTCTTATCTACTGCTTTCCTGCGGTGGATAAAGAGCTTATGGATAAGATGAAAGGCAAGGGTGCTAAGAATTATGTGGTGTTCCTCACAAGGGGTGCTGAACTTTTCGCACGTTGCTTTCACCGATACTCAAAGGGTGACCTTGTGGAAAGACAGCGTTATGTGTTCGCCCGTGACGGATCTGTGAGATACGGCAGTGATAACGGCATTAACTGGTCGGTGCGTAATGACTTCCGTGAGCCTGTCTTTTGCAAGTGCTGTATGGGATATAACTACGATAATTCCTATTCGGTGCTGAACATCAAAGCCATAGACAAGTCGGATATGCGTTACAGCCAGTATCAGCATTATCACGGCAATATGCTGATGAGCTATCTTCACGCATATTGCAAACACCCTAACCTCGAGTATCTTATGAAACAAGACTATGACGTAACAAGCGTGAGATACACAGGTTGGTGGGGATATCAGGAAAAGTTCCTGCTCTCTCAGCGTGTGAACTGGAAAAGTAATGACCTGCTGAAAATGCTCGGACTGAACAAGACGGAGTTCAAGACACTCAAAGGCAGTGAACAGCTGTGGGAGCAGTATCTTGACTATCGTGAGGAATATCCAAAACTAAGACCGGAAGATTTACTGAATATAGCAAAGGTCTTTAAGAACGAACACGGCACTCTTGAACGTCTTGTGAGGATAACAGGTCTTACACCGCAAAGGGTGGCACGATACATACACGAGCAGAAAATGACACCTCTTGATTACAGCGATTATCTGGAGCAGTGCGAAACGCTGGAGTATAACATTCACGATACAATGATAGCGTTGCCACACGATTTCTGGACAATGCACAACAGGCTTACTCAGATCATCAACTATGAGCATGACGAGCTTGTTTTGCAGAACTTCACGAAAAGGCTTGCAGAGCGTGTCTGCCTTGAATTTTTGGCAGACGGCTTACTTGTCAGACAGCCACACAGTTTGAAAGAGATAGAGGACGAGGGCAGGATACTTTCCCATTGTGTGGGCGGATATGCAGAACGCCATGCTATGGGAAAGCTAAGTATAATGTTTCTGAGAAAAGTTTCTGAGCCTGACAAGCCTTACTATACTGTTGAAGTGAACCAATACGGTGGTATCGTGCAGTGCAGAGGGTATAGGAACAACGTGGTACAAAACGGCGGCGAGGACAAACCGCAGGAGATAAAGGACTTTGAACAGAAGTATCAGCGGTATCTTGACAGGATATTTGCAGAAAAACGAAAGGAGCGTAAAACAGCATGAACGAACTATCGGCAGAATATATCAAGGCGGCTGAGCTTGACCGCAGGATAAAGACCTCAGCTCAGCTTGCACAGCAGAGCCTTTACGATATGTGTATGGGCTTTAAGGAAATGAGGGACAGCAGGCTTTACAAGGAGCTTGGGTACTCCGATTTTGGAGAGTATTGCGAGCAGGAAACACAGATAAACAGGCAGAATGTCTACAAATACATAAAAGTAGCGGAAAATCTGCCGTCTGAATTTGTCTCCTCGGGGAGACAAATTGGAATAAAAAAACTCTATCTTCTATCTTCACTTTCCGAAAGTGAGCGAACAGAGCTGACAGAAAATAATGACCTTGAGAACACTTCTGCGAGAGAGCTTGAAAGGCAGATAAAAGAGCTAAAAGTCAAAGCTGCCAATGCTGATATGCTCAGTCACAGGCTTGAGGATATGAACAACATCTGCGATACGATCTCGAAACAGAGAGATAAGGCAGACAGGCGAATACGTCAGCTTGAAGCCGAGATAAAGGAGCTTGAGAGCCGTCCTATCGAGGTAGCTGTGGAAACGGACAGCAAAGAGGTGGCAAACCTTAAAGACGCTATGCGACGTGTTGACCTTGACTGGTCGGAAAAATATTCAAAGCTTGAAGAAGACAGCCTGAAAGACCGCAGAGAACTTTTGCAGAAAGCTGAGCAGGCTGAAAAGGATAAGCAGGACAAGCTTTCACAGCTTCGTGCAGAGCTTGACAGAACTAAGGCGGAGTATGAGAAAAAGCTTTCGGGGAAGACAGAGATCACGTCAACGCAGGACGATAAAGCCATATTCAAGGCTTATCTTTCCACCGCTGTTGACAGCGTAACAAGGCTCGCGGACTTTGTGAACGAGCATAATGACAGCGACAATTACGGACTTTTCACACAGAAAGCAAGACAGCTTGCGGATATAATCAATTCAAAACTGGAGGTATAAAAATGAAACTTTATGAGCTTACAAACGATTTTCAGAGGCTTTTTGACAGCCTTGAGGATATGACGGAAAATGCCGAGCTTACGGCAGAGGAAAAGGCTGAGGCTGAAAAGGTGTGGTTTGATACCCTTGAATGCGTTGAGGCTGAGTTTACAGACAAGGCGGAGAACGTTGCGGCTTATGTTAAGGTGCTGGGCAGCGAGGCGAAAATGCTTGAAGCAGAGGAGAAAGCCCTCAAAGCAAGACGTGAGCAGAAAATCAAGCAGGCAGAGAGCCTTAAAGCTTATCTTATGAACAGTATGCAGAGGGTCAGCCTTAACAAAATAGAGGGCGTTATGGCTAAGATAAGCATTACAAAGGGCAGGGAAAGCACCGAGATAACAGACCCGAAAGCCTTTGTGGAGTGGGCAAAGGTCAATGATGACAGCCTGCTGAAATACAAAGATCCTGACATAAGCAAGACGGCTGTCAAGGTGGCTATCGAGGCAGGCAGGAAGATACCATATGCGGCAGTTGTCCGCAGACCGGGACTGACCATAAGATAAGGAGGAAAAGAGAATGGGACTTGCGATACTTGTATTAGGCTTTTCGGGAAGCGGCAAATCTGCTTCCCTGAGAAATTTCAAAGAGGACGAGCTTGCTCTTGTGAACGTGAACGGAAAACAGCTTCCGTTCCGCACACAGTTTAAGTCAACGATACATACCGACAATTACGGTGAGATAGAACGCTTTATGAAAGCTCAGACGGCAAAGTCCATAGCCGTTGACGATAGTCAGTATCTTATGGTGAACGAGTTTATGCGCCGTGCAAAGGAAACGGGCTATCAGAAGTTCACCGACATTGCAAAGAATTTTTGGGAGCTTGTGAGAAGCGTTGAAATGCTTCCCGAAGATGTTATCGTGTATTTTCTAAATCACCTTGATACAGGCGAGGACGGCAGGCAGAAAGCTAAAACTATCGGCAAGCTGCTTGACGAAAAGATAACTGTCGAGGGTATGTTCACAACTGTGCTTAAAACTGTTGTGGTTGACGGCAAGTATCTTTTTGCCACTCAGACGGACGGCACTGACACCTGCAAAAGTCCTATCGGGCTGTTCGACAGTATGTACATAAGCAACGATCTGAAACTTGTTGATGAAGCGCTGAGAACATACTATCACCTTGCAGACGAGCATATCTGCTCAGAGTGCGGAAAGACGATAATGTCAGACGGCAAGCGTACTGTTCAGCAGATAATAGACGGCTCGATGAAGAATTACGGCAAACAGCTTTGCATGAAATGCGTTCTGAAAAGGGTAAAGGCGGCGAAGTCCAATGAAACTGCGAACGTATCAGAATGAGCTGGTGGAACAGGTAAGGCAGGCTTGGCGTGCAGGGTATAAAGCACCCTGCATAGTCCTGCCCTGCGGCGGCGGAAAGTCCTGCATTGTGGCTGAAATGGCAAGGCGAACGACCTTTAACGGCAAGAGAGTGCTTTTTCTCGTCCACAGACGTGAGCTTGTGGAGCAGATAAAAAAGACGTTTATTCGCTGGGGCGTTGATATGAGGCTCTGCGAGGTGGGTATGGTGCAGACTATTACAAGACGGCTTAAAAAGCTTGCCAGACCTGCACTTATCATAACTGACGAAAATCATCACAGCCTTGCTCAGTCATACAAGCGCATATACGAATACTTTTCGGACGTGCCGAGAGTGGGCGTTACAGCGACCCCTGTTCGCCTTAATGGTGACGGGCTTGGTGACGTGAACGACAAGCTTATCATTGGCGTATCCGCAAAATGGCTTATTGATAACAACTGTCTTGCACCTTATGACTACTATGCTCCTGACGTTGCCGACCTTACAGGGCTTCACGTTTCTCACGGTGAATATATGGCGGCTGAGATAGAAAAAGCTATGGTAAAAAATACTGTATTCGGTGACGTCATAAAGTATTACAAACAGTTAGCAAATGGCAAAAAAGCGGTATGCTACTGTGCTTCCGTCAGACATTCTCAGCGAACGGCAGAGGTATTTAATGACAACGGCATAAAGGCGGCACACATTGACGGCTCGACCCCAAAGGCAGAGCGTGACAGCATTATCTCAGCTTTCCGCAGGGGAGATATAACCGTGCTGTGCAACGTTGACCTTATCTCAGAGGGCTTTGACGTTCCTGACTGCGAGTGTGCCATACTCCTGCGACCCACCAAGAGCCTTACTCTTTACATTCAGCAGGCTATGAGATGTATGCGGTACAGACCTAACAAAAGAGCCGTCATAATCGACCACGTTGGCAACTATGCAAGGTTTGGTATGCCTGACGATGACAGGGAGTGGAGCTTGGAGAAAAAGCCGAAAGCTCAGCATAAAAAGCAGGAGCAGAGCGACAAGGTGAAACAATGCCCTGAATGTTTCTATACTTTCTCCGCTCCCCCTGCAGGCGTGAAAGTATGCTGTCCTCATTGCGGATATGAGTTTCCCTCAGCCGAGAGAAAGCTTGAAACTGACAGCAGCGTGGGACTTGTAAAGGTGGAGGGATTTAAGCTTGACTTTTCAAGTCCTGCCGACTGTCATACCTATCCCGAACTTTTGCAGTATGCGAAAAGTCATGGCTACAAATCAGGCTGGGCATATTATCAGGCAAGGCAAAGGGGGCTTATAGGTTGACGGAAGAACACAGGATACAAAACGAGATACGCTGTGCGGTATCGCCCTACTGCACTGTCTTTCGTGTGAACGTGGGCGAGGGCAGAACAGTTGACGGCAGATATTTCACCACAGGAGTGCCAAAAGGGTTTTCAGACCTGTTCGGCGTAAGGCATAAGGACGGCAGAGCTGTCTTTATCGAAGTCAAAACAAAGTCAGGACGAGTTCGTCCTGAGCAGAAGAATTTCATAACAAAAATGCGTGAGTGTGGAGCATTGGCAGGCATATGCCGATCAGCAGAGGACGCAGTAAATTTACTAACGGAGGAATAAAAATGGGATTTAAGTCAAATCAATCAGAGGCGTTTCAGAACGGATTAAAGCCTGAGGGCGATTACGAGTGCATCATAACCGCTATCGAGGAACGCACAACAAAGAAAGGCTCGGTGGGTCTTAACTTCACTCTCGTCATCAGAAATGACGTGCAGGGACAGAAATACGGCAACTCCTGCCTGTTTCACACCATATGGAAAAAGCACGAGCCTAACGAGAACGATATGCAGGTGGAGGGCTACAACTTTGCTCAGCTTATGGCAATGGGCAAGGCGGCTAAGCTTCCTGACGGCAAGGAGTATGAGAGCCTTAAAGCATACTGCACCGACCTGCTGAACAAGTGCATAAGGGTCAACCTCAAGCACGAATCAAACCCTAATTACAAAAACGGAGAGCCGCAGGAACGCATTAATTTTGTCAACCCTACAAAGTATCCTGAGTGCAAGCATAAGTTCAAATCCTCTGCACCGAAGGCGGACAGCTTTGCGACTAAGCAGACGGGCTTTGCAACGCCTAAGACAAATACGCAGGCTGACAGTGCCATAGGCTCGCTTGAAGATTTTGAGGACGTGCTTACAGATGACGGCGTGCCGTTCTGATTTCTGAGAAAAGCGAAAAGTCATAGTGCTTTTGCATAAAAACGCAGACGATATTTTGTGCAAACAAATGATTTATATTTTAATTTGACAACATTTCTGTAATTGTTGCATTTTTAATGCAACTTTTTGAACGTTTTTCGGGGATAAGTGAAAGGCTTTGACTTTTCAAAATTTATGTTAGGAGTTGGATATATGTACGAACAAATACCGCAGGAGCTTAAAGCCCTGCCAAACTGGATATGCTGGGACGCTGTGCCTGATGAAAAGAGAGGGAAGATAAAGAAAGTGCCGATAAACGCACTTACTGGCGGAGGGGCTATGTCAAATAACCCCTCTACTTGGTGCGATTTCGATACGGCTGTGAGAGCCTCAGAAAAACATTCGGGCATAGGATTTATGTTCGGTGGCTGTCCCTATTTCGGCGTTGACATTGACGGCAAAGAGGAGGAGCTTGAGGCATACCAAAGGGGAGAGAACGGCAACATCATATCTGAATTTATCTCCACCCTGCAAAGTTATACTGAGATATCTCAATCGGGCAAGGGCATACATATCATATGCAGAGGAAAGCTCCCGAAGCGTGGCAGACGTAAAGGCTCAGTTGAGATGTATGAGGACGGCAGATTTTTCGTTATGACAGGCAACTCCTGCTCAGAATATGAGAGTATCGCAGAGTGTTCCGATAGTATAAAGCCATTGCACGAAAAGTATATAGGAGGCGGTCACGAGCCTGTGGCAAAGGCTGTTCCTGCTGTCAGACTTGACACTGCAGACCAGATAATCAAAGCTGCGGCAGGTGCAAAGAACGGAGGAAAATTTGTTTCCCTCTACAGTGGAAGAACCGCAGGATATGCTTCGCAGAGTGAAGCTGATATGGCGTTCTGCTCAATGCTTGCGTTCTGGACAGGCTGTGACGCAGAGAAGATGGATATGATATTCCGCTCCTCAGGTCTTATGCGTGAAAAGTGGGACAGGGCGCAAAGCGGTTCGACCTATGGCGCACTCACGATCCAGAAAGCCATTGCAGATTGCGACAAGACCTATTCGCCAAAGTTTGCAGGGGGATTTTCTCTTAACTTCAAGTCGCCCTCTGAGCCTGTTTCTGTGGGCGCTGTGGAGCAGGAAGAAGCAAAGCCAAGACTTTATTCATTTGACGATACAGGCAACGCAGAACGCTTTGTTGACCTTTTCGGCGACAAGGTAAGATACTGCTACACCGATAAACGCTGGCTCTGGTATGACGGCAGAAAGTGGTGTACCGATATGACAGGCACAGTTAAACGTCTTGCTGATAAGGCTGTGGCTTGTATGGCGGCAGAGGCAAAAGTGTACGCTCAGCTTGACGCAGACGAGGGAACGGATATGGCAAAGGCTTTTGAAAAGCATATGAAGTCCTGCCGTTCTAACAAATCAAAGAACGCAATGCTAAGCGAGGTCATGCACCATGTTCCTGTTCTGCCTGCTCAGATGGACAGATTTAAAACTGTTCTCAATACCCCGGGGGGAGTTATCGACCTGCGAAGCGGCGGCATATCTCCTCACGACCCTATGACATATCTGACGAAAATGACAGCCGTTGAGTATTCAGAGAATGCCGACTGCCCTCGCTGGCTTGCCTTTCTTGATGATATTTTCAGAAAGGATAAAGACCTTATCAGATACGTTCAGAAAGCTGTGGGATATTCCCTGACAGGCTCGACCACCGAGCAATGTGCGTTCTTTCTATACGGAACAGGACGAAACGGCAAGTCAACTTTCATTGATATCATAAGGGATATTTTCGGTGACTATGCGGCAAATATCCAGCCTGAAACTATTATGGTGCGCAGTAATCAGAGCACCGCCATAAACAGCGATATCGCAAGGCTCAAAGGTGCAAGGCTCGTGACAAGCGTTGAGCCTAACGAGGGCGTTCGTATCAACGAGGGTCTGCTCAAACAGCTTACAGGCGACGATACTGTTACCGCAAGAAAGCTTTACGGCGACGAGTTTGAGTTCAAGCCTGAGTTCAAGCTTTGGATGGCGACAAACCATAAGCCTGTCATCAGAGGAACGGATACGGGCATATGGCGAAGGATACATATGATACCTTTCACTGTGCAGATACCCGAAGAAAAGATAGACCGCAGGCTTAAATACAAGCTGTCGGCGGAGCTTACGGGCATATTCCGCTGGGCTGTTGAGGGCTGTCTGCTGTGGCAGAAAGAGGGGCTTAAAATGCCTCGTGCCGTCCTTGAAGAAGTGAGGGAGTACCGCCGTGAAATGGACGTTATCTCTGCATTTGTTGAGGATAAGTGTACTGTGGGAAAGGGTCTGAGCGTTAAGTCAAGTCAGCTTTTTGCGGCATATCTTAACTGGGCTGAGCAGAACAATGAATATCGTATGAGTTCAACAAAGTTCGGTATGGAGCTTGCAAAACGCTTTGAGAAAGTAAAAGGCAGAGGGTGCAATTATTATTCAGGTATAACCCTTGACGAGCAAGTGTAAGTATCTGTAAGTGTGGAGGGTTGTGGATAGGTTGAGGGGTTTTCTTAACCTTTCGTATAAGAAAATAAAAAGAATAAATATAAAGAAAGAGTTCTTGAAAAACAGCGAAAACCCTCCACAACCCTCCACAAAAGGGGGTATCAACTATAAAGATAGATTTCAAAAGAATGTCACAAGAAGAATTTGCAAGATATGAAGATATGGCGATAGACGGCAGACTCATTTATGACGAGTATCCTGCTGAGGAATATAAGTATTTCTCGCAGTTATCAAGACTTGGCTACAAGAACAGGCACGAGGGCTGGTCGAAAGAGATATGCGAGGACAAGCAGGCGGAATACAAGCGGGAATATCTTCACAGTAAAGAGCGAAACGGCAGATTTTTCAGACAAGCCTGCATAATGCAGGAGAACATACGCAGAGGGCAGACAACGGTCTGGAAGATAAACAAAACGCAGGACAGGGAAGAAAAGCTCACATACGCATTGCAGGCACTTGAACTGATACTCTGCGACGAGGGGCTTGCGAAACATAACGGAGTAAACTTACCCGAATATGCAGGCTGTGAATACTGCAATGGAGTGACAGAGTGGAGCGAAAAGCTTGGAGCGGACGGCAAGGAAGTCCGCTTTGAGTTCTGTCCTGTTTGCGGAAGAATGATCGAGGAGGGATAGGGATTGACAGCAGAAGAATATTTGAACAAGCTGGTGGATATAGACAAGCGTATATCGGCGATAAGGCGTGCCATAGAAAAATGCTATGCAAGGGCTGAGAGTACATCGCCGCAAAACTCCGATATACCGCCCAGCTTTACAGGCGGCACGTCAAGAAAGATAGAAGACAGCGTTGTGATGATAGCGGACTATAAGACGGAGCTTGAAAAGCTTTGCAAAAGTTACGAACAGATGTCATACAATGTATTGTGTATCACGGACAGTATGCCTGACAGCAGACTTGCGGCGTTGATAATCAACAAATACATAAACGGAATGTCATGGGAACGAACAGCTGAGGCTCTTGACCGTGAGGCAAATTATACTCGCAAGGTGCTTGGTCCAAATGCAATAAAAATGTTCAAGAAATTTTATCAGACACCCGAAAAAGCCCTTGTATCACCCCTGTCAAGAGAGTATAATGATAATATGCCATAACGGCAAAAGTTTCTTTGCGGACCTCCATAAAAAAGTCCGACGGGGCGAAAGCTCCGTATGCAGGTTGAGAGCGTGCCAGCTTGATATCTGCTCCAACATTTACTTAACTCCTTATAATATATTTGCGAGAGGCACTCCTATGGGGTGCCTTTTGCGTAGTGGGAGATAAAGCGTGCTATTATAAGTATGTGTATTGAATTCGTTAGTAGATCAATTTTCCTTATTAAATTTACAAATATTATTTTTTCTAAATAACCTATAAAATCGGCTAAGTTTATTATAATATATTTAGTTAATTTTTTTATAAAAAAGCATTGACATTTTCAAAATATATATTATAATAAGATCAAAGCAAATTGAATACTATATTAATTTGTTAAATTTAAAACAAGGAGTTGTTTGTATGACAAATGTAAATAATGAAAACGTAAATGAATTATATTGTGAAGTGCTTGAATTAATTGCAAGACATGGGGAATATAAGGATAAAAGTGACGAGTTTTTGCTTGAGTCATTCAAAGGCATAGTACAGAGAACCTTAGAACTTGGGTAT